TCTGTTCTAACTTCAAGATTTAACGAGGTTGCTGACGAACCAGCAGCTAAAAAGGTAGCTAATACCTTCTCACAAGAGAAAATTAACAAACAATCTACAGCTGAAGCAAGATTCGAAAGACTTGTTGCTTTAAGACAAAACAGTAGAAAGTAACCAAAACACAATTAAAAACAAAACACTAAAATTATGGCATTTGATTTAACAGCCCTAAGCACGTATACAGACGAAACGTCTATGGATTTAATTGCAAAAGCAGTATTAGAAACTGACTTAATGTCTTATGTAGACTTAAGATCTGGACTTTCTGCTGGTACAGTAGCAATTAACTTAATGGACGGCGACTTAAACGTAGCTGATCTAGCTTGTGGATGGAATCCTTCAGGCGATGTAAACTTCTCTCAGGTAGATATTACTATCAGAGACAAGCAAGTAAAAATGGACCTATGTCCAGAAGACCTAAGACAATACTGGTTAAGCCAGAGAATGTCTGCGGCAGCAAACCAGGAATCAGTTCCTTTCGAGGAAGTAATCGCTGATTACTATGTAAAAAGAATTTCTAAGTACAACGAAGCTTACTTAATTGACGGCGACGGTACTGGAACAGGTATCAAAGACCAAGTAACTGCAGCTAACGGCGCTACTTTATCTGCTAACGCAGCAGCATTTACTTTATCTAATGCAGTAGAACAAGCATTAAATATCTTTGACGCTATCGGAGATGCATCTAAAGATAGAGATGACTTAATCATGATTATGTCACCAGCTAACTTTAACATCTTAAGAAGAGCATTAGTTGCACAAAACTATTACCACTATGACCAAGGCGACGGTAGATCTTTCGAATTACCAGGTGCTAACATCACAGTTGTAAAAACTTCAGGCCTTGTAGGTTCTGACTATGTATGTGCAGGTCCTTCTTCAATGATCGTTGCAGGTACAGGATTAGAAGACGATATGTCAACAGTACAATTCTTCTTTGACAAAGGACAAGACGTTGTCAAGTTCATTGCAAAATGGAGATTAGGTGTTGCAGTATCGCAAGTAGACCAATTCGGAACGAACGACTTGGCGTAATTAACTTAAAAAAACAAAAAGAAAACTATGGCATGTTCAAATTTAACAGCAGGGTTTACTTTAGATTGTAACGACTCTAATGGTGGTATTGACAAAATCTTTATCGCTAACGGACCAGTAGAATCTATTACAGAATCCAACGGAACTATTACAGCAATTACTGTAGGTGGTTCTGCTTTGACGCCTAGTGACTTCTTTGATTTTGAGGTTCCACGCCAAACTAGTTCATTCACTGAAACTATCAATGTATCTCAAGAGAATGGTACAGTATTTTATGACCAAGCTCTTACAATGATATTCAACAAAATGGAAGCAGCTAAAAGAGACCAGATTTTATTAATGGCTCAAGCTACTGACATGGTTGTAGTATTTAAAGATAACAACAACAAGTATTTCTCTGTTGGTGTTGAAAGAGGTGCATTCATGACAGCAGGTAGTTCTGTATCAGGAACTGCTTACGGTGATAGAAACGGGTACGAACTTACAATTTCAGGTATGGAGGAAGATCCTTCATTCGAAGTTACAGGCTCTATCGTAGAAGCATAATCTACGTCTATATAATTCACTCAGGAAAAGGGCTCTTAGGAGCCCTTTTTTTATTCATTCCAATTTCTTAACGCAGGATTAAGAAAGGTTGCAGGTAATGCTCCTGGCTTTAATCAAAAGGCAAACTCATCAAACTCATCTGATTTTGAACCTATAACTAGAAACACAGTTAATACAATATGACGACAACAATAGACGGCTCCACTGCAACTTTCTACATAAATAATCCAGCTACAATCACTGGTGATTTTAGTTTAAAGTCACAATACTCACAAGAGGTAGTTTACACTACATCAAGCTACACTGTACCTGTAAACAATGCAAGGTACGCAAAGATTAACGTTACATTCCCTTCTGATTTTAAAGATAAACACGCTAACGGATATTACACGTGGTCTGTAGGCAGTTATTCTGATATTGTTAAGATAATTACAAACCCTGGAGGAGACACCGGGAAAGTCGAATACATATCTAGTAACGAAGAAAGAGACGCAGAAGTATTTTATCGTCCTAATTATTAAAAAGAAATATGAGAAACACAAACCCAGAAGGATTATACTCTATAAAAGGTAGCAAGTTTGAAGCATTAGACTTACCTGTAATCCAAGAACAAAGAGGAAAAGACTACATTAAGTTTGGCGCAGACAACTTATTTCCACAACAACTTATAGAACTGTATGATAGTTCTGCGATGAACCATACATGTATCGATGCAATTAAAGATGGTATCTATGGTGAAGGTGTAACAGAATATGGTACAGAATACGTTAATACTGAAGGCGAAACTATTAACGACGTATTTGAAAAGATTGCATTAGACTACACACTATTCGGTGGCTATGCGTTAAACCTAGTATGGAATAAAGAAGGCACAAGAATAGCAGAAATATATCACTTACCTTTTGCAAATGTAAGAAGTGGCAAGCCAGATGATGAGGATAGAGTACACAGTTACTACTATAGTTCTGACTGGCGACAAATAAGAAAGTATAAACCAGTTGAATATAAATCATTTGATGTTACAGATACGAAGAAAGATAGCGCAAGTCAAATCTATTATTGTAAAGATTACAACCCAGGCCAAGAGATCTATCCTCTACCGGCTTATATTGGTGGTGTTAATGATATACAGCTTGATGCGAGGGTGTCAAGGTTCCACAACGCCAACATCTCAAACGGACTCGCGCCAAGTATGTTCGTACAATTTAGAAATGGAATACCAAATCCAGAAGAAAGAAGAGACATATATAGAGAAATAGAAGATACATTTAGTGGAGAAGAGAATGCGGGAAGGTTCTTTCTAGCCTTTTCTGAGCCAGGCAAAGAACTGCAGGTGACGCCGATCGAG